CGAAGACGTTTTACACGTTCAGGGTTTTGGTTGGAACGGCTTCGAAGGTATAAGCGTTGCCGACGTGGCGCGCGATTCGTTGGGGATAGAATTAAGGGCGCAGCGGTACACTAACAAAGGATTGCGTAAGGGTTTCGCCGGCCAAATTTTATTACAGGATACGGCCAACGTATTGCGCGACGAAGACGAAGCCGCAAAGTTCCTAAAGAATTTTAGAGAGCGCCACGACATGAGCAAGGACAGCGAAGCCGTTGGACTATTGCGGCAGGGCATGGAAGCCCAAGTTTTGAACATGAGCAACCGCGACGCGCAATTTTTAGAGCAGCGAAAGTTCAACCGCCAAGACGTAATGTTATGGTTTGGATTGCAACATATACCCGGCGACGATACCGCGACTAGCTACAATAGCTTGGAACAAAAGCAGCGCGCCTACTTGGCTAGTTGTCTAGATCGGTGGCTAGTCCGTTGGGAGATGCAGTGTGACGCGAAGCTAAGAACGCCGGCCGAAAAAGCTTCTAATTCTGTTTACTATAAATTTAATAGATCCACTTGGTTGGCAACCGACGCGGCGACAACGCAAACGGTTCTATCGGGCTACATTGCAAGCGAAGTTATTAGCCCTAACGAAGCGCGGGAAATTATAGACATGAACCCGCGAGAGGGCGGCGACGTATACGCCAACCCGGCCATTAATCCAACGACAACCGACAGCGGCGCCAACGCGTTGGTTAGCCACTTCATCGGCATAGAGTCCGAGCGAATTTTGGAAGCCGCCGGCGCCGATAACTTTTTGGATTGGGCCGAAGGGTTCTATGCCAAGTGGTCCGTAACAGTGGCCAACGCGCTAAGCGAACATATTACCGCCGAAAAGATTTTGGAATATACTGTCGCGCACAAAGCGCAGGTGATAGAGGCCGCGGGCCGCGCGCATAGCGCAGACGAATTGCGACAGGAACTTTGGAACCTAACCGAAACGTGGAAGGCTTGATTATGTTTTTTGAATCCGACACAAGAGAATTCTATTTATACGACGACATCGGACCGGGCGACGCGCAAACGCTACACAACGCCCTAACGGTTATTGGCGCCGGAGAACTTAGCGTTAGGGTTAACAGCTACGGCGGAAGCGTAGACGAAGCGTTAGCAATGGTTGAAATTTTGAAGCGCCATCAGTTAGCCGGCAATCAAGTAACGGTAACCGTGGACGCCATCGCGGCGAGCGCGGCTAGTTTATTCCCGGCGGAATTTACAAGCTTTGCCGCGGAACATAGCCGCGTTATGATCCATAACCCGTGGGGCGTTGCCATGGGCGACGCTAACGAATTGCGGAAGACCGCCGACGTTCTAGACCGCTACAAAGAATCTATCGTTAGCATTTACAGCCGCGCCATGAATTTAGAACCCGTTCAGGTAGCCGAGCTACTCGACGCGGAAACATGGTATAGCGCCGGCGAAGCTTCGGCCGCCGGGTTGGTCGGATCGGTTGCAGGTCTTGGCGATAAACCGCCGGTAGCCGCTATGCTAGTCCGGCCGGACAGGTTTAAGAAAACGCCGGAGGATTTAGTGGAAACAGAGCCAGCAAGTTTGGAAACCGTGCTTATCAACGCAACGAAACAGACGGGCAGAGTTGGCACGGTAACCGAGACGCCGGCCTTGGCCGCGGCACGCAACAAAAGAATAAAGACGTTATTTGACATGAGGCGCGCAGGTTATGAAAATTAGAATGATTAACGGCCGCGTTTCGGTTATTGGTGGCGCCACGGAAACGAAGGCCATAAAAGAAGTGGTCGGCATTTTGGACGTGATTAACCAGACGGGCGCCGCCGTTAGCGGTGAAGGTTTCACCGAAGCCGTTAGGGATTTAGTTAAGCGAACCGGAGACATTAAGCCGGCGCAGTTTGACGAAACAAAAGAAAACGAATAGATTACTAATTGCAAACTTCGTCAGGGCGGCGGATTGTTTGCAACGGTTAAAAATTTCCGTTGCTACATCGCGCGCCAACGTTTGGCGCAGGTGTTAGCAACCTAATCAAAAAGGTTGGACAATGCCAAACGTAAATGATATTCGAAACGAAATCCAAAATCTTAGCGCCGAAGTAGACGCGATAATTGACGTAGCAAGCGAAGAGCAGCGCGAGTTAACCGAAGACGAATCTAAACGAATCGACGAGATTCAAGGAAGCGCCGACGGCGAAAGCGGCGGACTGCTAAAAGGTTTAACCGAAAACCTTTCACGGCTAAAGAAAATTGAAAGCCGCAAAGCCGCTATGATTTTGTCCAGCGAAAAGGAATCTAGCGCGGGCGCTTTGCCAGCCGTAGCTGCCGCGCCCGGTGGAGCGGTTAACATGCAGGCCGTCAGGGTTCCCCATGCAGCGCAGCGCCACGCCGGAAGTCTTACAAGCTTCAAAGGCGCTCACGCGTTACAAGAAGCGCACTTGGCCGGCTTGTTTTACTTGGCAGCGTTCCGCGGCAACGTTGCGGCACGCGAAGAGCTACAGGGTTACGGCGTACAGATGGCGCAACAGGTTGGAAACGACCCGTTGGGAGGTTTTGCAGTACCGGAAATTTTGGAGACTTCGATAATTAGACTTGTCGAAGAATTCGGCGTTTTCAGACAGAACACTCGCGTTATCCCAATGGGACCGGGTTCTATGTTGTTGCCGCGCCGGACGGCCGGATATACGGCTTACTTCACGGCCGAACTTGCGACGCCAACAAAATCTGATTGGACGTTAGACCAAATTCATTTGGTCGCGCAAAAGCTTATGGTGCTTTCGGAAATGTCGTCGGAACTTCCCGAAGATGCAACCGCGGCCATTGGCGATTTGATTACCCAAGAAATCGCAACCGCGTTTGCCTACAAGGAAGATGAGGTAGGGTTCCTTGGCGGCGGCCTACCGAATGACGGCAACATCCTTGGCGTTGTTCCTTCAATTGCTGGAACAGCCGGCAACATTACAGCGGCCGCCGGTCAAACGACTCTTAACGCGTTAACCGATGACGTGTTTAATTCGGCCGTTGGCGCGTTGCCGAGGTTCCCCGGAATGTCACCGAAATGGTTTTGCCATAGTTCGGTTTGGGCCAACGCGATGCAACGAATCGCGCTTGCCGCGGGCGGAAACGCAACGACCAACTACGAGACAGGCATGGGCGCCAGTTTCTTGGGTTACCCGGTTGTGTTCACGCAAGTTCTGCCAAGCGGAACCGGGACCACGGATCTAGCCGACGAAACGGTTATCGTTTTCGGTGACCTTTCGATGAGTTCAACCATGGGCGACAAGGCCGGGCTAACTATGTCAACAAGCGTTGAAGGTAAATATTTTGATAGCGATTCAATCGGTATCAAAGCCCGCGAGCGCTTCGACATTAAAAACCACGATTGCGGAACCGTTACAGAGGCGGGCGCAGTTGTGGCAATCACCATGGCCGACGCGTAGAACTATGTTGTCGGCGGCCTACCCTTGTGGGCTGTCGGCGCGCGGCGGTTCATGTTGGCCGCCGCGCACTTTTTTTATTTTGTTGGAAGCCATGAAGACAATCAAAATAACAACGCCAACCAACCCGGTTATAAGCCTTAACGCGGTTAAGGATTATTTGAAAATAGAACGCGACGAGACCGAGTTCGATCAGGACCTACAGGACATAGTTAACGCCGCGGTTGATATGGTCGAAAGCGAAACTAACGCAACGCTTTTAACTACGACCTTCGCGGCGTATTGGGACCGGTGGCCGTTAGGTAATATGCCGTTAAGAATACCGGGCTATCCGGTTACCGCCGTTAACGTTGTCACCTATAAAAACGCCGACGGCGCGCCAACCGTTTGGGACGTTAATGACTACCAAGTTAGCCTAACAAGAGACCCGGCTATTATTTGTCCAGCGCCTAACCAGACATACCCGATCTTGCAAGATGGCGCGTTGGATACGGTATCGGTTGAATTTACCGCCGGCTATGGCGCCACCGGCGAAGACATACCCGAACTTTTTTTGCATATGATTAAACTAATTACCGGCCATTGGTTTAGAAACCGCGAAGCCGTTTTGGTTGGTTCTATCAGTAAGAAAATAGAGTTAGCTTTTATGTCGATACGTAACCAGATTTGGCAGAATGAATTTACAGAGTTTGCCGACCAATGACCAACATAACCGCCGGCAAGCTACGCAACCGCGTAACGCTACAACGGCAAGTTAAACAAGTTGATACGCGCGGCGCTTCGGTTGGTTGGGAGGATACCTATACCCGTTGGGCAAGCGTTACAATGTTGCGCGGTTCTGAATTAGAGATACAGCGCAAGACGTTTGCGAAAGCCACCACGAAAATTATAATGCGAAGGCCAAGCGGTTTTGACTTCGGCGCTACGTGGCGCGTTTGTTATCGCGGCCAAGTTTACGCAATAAACTACGTTGGGATAACCGGCGAAAAGCAAGAAGACCTAGAGCTAATATGCGAGTCCGTTAATGTCAAAGTCTGAAAAAGTTTTGATAAACCTAACGGTTAGAAATTGCGTTGTAAGACGCAAGCCAACCGAAGATAACCCGGCGGCGTTTGATATACTAAAGCCGAAGGATAACCCGCATTGGGTTAACCCAATTCTAGCTAAAGCGTTATTTGATCAATTATTAGCCGAACCGGCGGACGAAGAAAATGGCGCGTAGTACCAAGACAACTTTAATAATTACCGGCATACCGGAGCTAGACCGAAAGCTACGCGGGCTAGATGCAAAGTTGGGAAAGAAATATATAAGGAAGGCGACAAGGGAAGCGCTAGTACCGGTAAAAGAACAGACAAAAAAGAACGCGCCCGTTAACACGGGAGCGCTTCGAAACGCCGTTAAGATTAAAGCGTTAAAAAGATCGCGCAAACAATTTGGCGCAGTGGTTCAGGCCGGAAACCAAACCGGAAATATTCGCGACGAATTTTATGGCGGCTTTCAAGAATGGGGTTGGAAGCTTAGAAACGGCGTTAAGAAACCCGGCACGCGTTTTATGAAAAAGGCCGCCAAGCAAAAACGCGCCGCGGCCGTTGCGATATATCGGCGAAGCGTTGGGCAGCAAATTATAAATGGCATGAGGTCCGGCACGGGATGAGCGAAACTAATACGACAGGGCTAACGACCGGCGAACTATTGGTAACGTGGCTACGCGAAGAGCTAGGCGCCGATTGGTTCGTTGGGCAAGTCATCCCGGCGGATTGCGGAAGCGCTTGCGGTTGGGTTTACGTTAACCAAAGCGGAGAGCAGGCGCCCGAAGATTTGAAGATCGGAAGCTATAAGGCCGATAGGGAATTTTGGGCCATTGAAATAATTAGCGAAGACATTAACGCGGCCTTCGACGCGGCGGCGCAAGTCAAAAAAGAATTGAGAGACTTAATGAAATACCCGGCGGCGTTTTATGGCGCCGTCGAATTTATCGACGTTAACGACTCCGACGAAGACTATCAGTTTAAGAGCGTGCCGGATGACGCGCGCTTATTTGGTACGGCGTTGGATACAACTTTGCATTTAGCAGGGAGTTAGACAAATGGCAAAAGGCGCGGGAACAATTCTATATTTAGACCTTTCAGGCGGATCTACTTTCACGGAGGTAGGTTGCATCTATGACGTTAAGCCGCCGGGTTATTCGCGCGGCGTTGAAGACGGCGAAGCGTGCTTAGGTGACACCGCCAAAACGCAAGAGACCGGCGACTTGATCAGAACGCCGCTAGACGCAACCGTACAAAGCGAACCAACGGCCGCGGCATCCGGCCTACAGTACGACATTGAAGCCGCTATAATTGCAGACGATCAAGTAGCGTGGGCGATTAAGCACCCACTACAAACGCCGGTCTACCAATTCGGAACCGGCAAGATTAGCGAATGGGATTTTGAAAGCTTCGACCGTGATTCACAAATGAAGCGGCCTTTTCAATTGCTACCGGATAGCGACCCAACGTGGAGCGCTACCCCACCAACAACATCATAGGAAACTTAGACCATGGCAACCGACAGAACCGCCGACAGCATAAGACAAAAAGTTAAGACCGCTAGAAAGTTTGAAACGCGAAAAGTTATTTGTAACGAATGGCGCGACAAAGAAGACGAAGACGCGGGTAGAGACTTTATCGTTTACGTTAAAAGTTTATCAGGCCAAGCGCGAACGGACTTTGAACTAAAAGGGATGAGCGAAAGCAATTGGGCAACCGATAACCCGGACGCGGCGCGATTGTTTATTTTGGAGCGCACTTGTTTTATTGACGAAGAACTAACGAAACCTTTATTCGAAGGTTTCGAAGTTTCTGAAATCACCAACATGCACCCGGCGCCGCGCGAGCGTTTATTTGGTTGCGTGTTGAAAATCAGCGGCCTAGATGGAAAGGATTTTGAAGCCGTTGTAAAAAACTAACAGAGCGCCCGTTTGCGCGTTTCGTTGGTCGGCTTGCGTTGCGTTTAGGTTATGCTAGGCCGTCGGATATGTTAGACGAATTATCTAGCGAAGACCTAACCTACTGGCAAGCCTACGACTACGTTAGGCCGATAGACGCGAGCGAGCGCATAATTGAACAGCAAGCGGCGCTGTGTTGCATTGTTGCCAACGCGCACGGCGCAAAGAGTAAGATAGATGACTTCATGCCGTGGGAATTGGAACGCGATAGCGGCGAAGCGATAGAACCGGAAACGTTAGTTAAGTCTATGCCCGGTGGCGAAGGCGCCGGCGACATCGTAGCCGACGAATTAGCAGAGTTAGAAGCGTGGCAAATGCGACAAAGAAATAAAGGTTAAGACCATGGCCATAGCCGCCGTTTTAGATATTGTAATGCGGACGCGAACAGCGAAAGCAGAGCAAGGGATAAAGAGAACGCAAGCGGCCATAAAAGGTTTAGCGAAAACGGTTGCCGCCGGCGCCGCGGCCTTCGTCGCATACCGTGGCGCTTTGAATTCTTTTCGTGGCATTGTTGAATTAGAAAGAAACCTAGCGAAGTCTACCGCGCTAGTTTTGGATCTAACCGACGCGCAAAAGCAACTGTTAAAAACGCAAGCGCTTCTAAAAGGTTTAGACCCGGACATAGCCGCCGGCGCCGCAGACATTGCGCGCGGTTATGAGTTTCTATTCTTGGCCGGGCTAAACGTAGAGAAGGCGTTGTTGGCCATTGAACGCGTTTCAAAGTTCGCTACCGCCGGTAGTTTCGATTTAGCCAAAGCCACGGACTTAGCAACCGATACGTTATCGGCCATGGGTTTAGCGGCGCAAGATACCGAAACGTACCTAAAGAACTTGGACAGGGTAACCGACGCTTACGCGCTTGCGGCATCCACGGCCAACGCAACGATAGAACAATTTGCGGAAGCGATATTGAATCAGTCGGCCGGACAGCTAAAGCTATTCAACAAATCTATTGAAGAGGGTTTAGCAATCTTAGCGGCCTACGCCAACGCGGGCGTTAAGGGAACCGAAGCCGGAACAAAGCTTGCCGTAGTCTTGCGCGATTTAGCGCGGGCGGCTACTCTTAATCAGGGCGCATTCAAGGCCGCTGGAATTGCAGTATTCGACGGTTCAAATAATTTTAGAAACTTCGCCGACGTTTTAGGCGACGTTGAAAACGCGCTAGACGGGTTAAGCGATTTAGAGAAAATTCAAAAGCTATTGGCGCTTGGTATTCCGTTTAAGTCATTGTCGGCGTTGTCTACTTTGCTTGGACAGTCGGACGCGATTAGAGAATATTTTGAAGCGTTGAAGGAAGCGCAGGGCGTTGTAGACCAAATGGCAAAGAAGACTATGCCAGAATTTGACAGGGCGATTAAGGTAGTCACCGCGGCTTGGACGGTTTTCACGTCGGCGATTATTACGCCGGTTCTGGAAGGCTTTGCGGCAACTCTAAACTACCTTGTTAAAAGCTTGACCACAGTGCAAGGAAAACTAGCGGCGTGGATTGTTTTAACCACAACGCTAACGCCGTTGATTGCAACGCTTGGACCGATAATTATTAAAGTGGCTAAGGCTATGTTTTTATTGGCCAAGGGCAGCGCGCTAGTTCAGGCGTTTACAGGGCCGAAGGGTTGGGCAGCGTTGGCCGCCGGCGCAATTGCCGCGGGCGCCGCCATCGGTGTAATTAACGCGCAACTTCAGGACGTGAACAAACAGATAAAAGATTTTGAAAATTTGCAAGCGAAGCAACAAGCGTTAGCCGAAGCCGGAAAGGCCGCGGCCGAAAACGCCGAAAACTTGGCCGGCGCTATGGACAAAGTAAACGCCAGCGCCGCCGCGGCGGCCGCAGAGACCGAGCGATTGCGCGGCGTTGCCGAGCAATTCATACAAGCGCAGATAACGCCGTGGCAAAGATACTTAGACGTATTGCAGCAAATTAGAAAAGTAACCGTAGAGGGATTACTAAGCGACAGGCAAGCGCGCGTCGCCATGACAAAGGCGCTACAGGACTACGTTCTAAACTTAAACATAAACGATATTCAGAACCCAACGGGCGCGCGTTTCGGTTCGCAAGAAGCCGCGGCCAAACGGTTTGGCGCTAACGTGAAAACTCAAATTAGAATCCAACAAGAGTCGCTAAGAGCGCAGCAAGAACAATTAAAAGTTTTACAGCAAATCGAACAGGACTTCGCAACGCGGCCGCCGGTTGCAGTGGTTCCGGCTCAGTTAGGGAATTAGATAAAATGGCAGTTGTAAGCGTAAAGGTTTTGAGCTTACCCGGCGAAGCTTCCTTCGGCGGTGGCGACAACTTAAGCATAAGCTTATTGGTTAGGTGTGATGACCCTAGCGACGGTCCCTATACCGTGTTAAGTGTGGTTGGCAATCCGTTGCCCGGCCCGGACATTATCCCGGCGCGCGGCACGCCATACAATTGGGGCAACGACCAAAACGGTTCTAGCCGTTGCGATAACTTGCAAGTAGCGCCGCGGCGTTCGCGCAGCACTGCGCCAAACGCTAACGAGTTTATCGAATATATCGTGACCGCTAACTACCTTCGGCCCAATAGCGACGCGGGCGGCGGTGGCGGTGGCGGTAGCGGATCGGCCGGCGGCGGCGGAGGCTACACCGGTAAAGGTATGAAACCCGACGGTGATTGGGCGGAAGATCCGGCCGACGTTGATATTAAGGTGACGCCCGGCTATCGGATTATTTCAAAGCCAATACGGCGCGCCGAGTTTATAGGATACACGGACCAAGACGGCACGGCGTTTACGCCGAGTACGCTAGGCAATCCAGAGGGCAACCCGTTAATGCCGGCCAATACGGATCAACCGGTTTGGAGTAGCACGCAAGAACAATTTTTACCTTTGCCCGAAATAGAAATAGGAGTGCCGACGGTAACGCATGGCGCGTTTTACGAAAGTTGGGATAACACTTGGGACAACGCGATACAAAAAGTTAATGACGCAAATTTTACAATTGACTTCAAGGACTACTCTAACCTAGACGTTTACGTTAGGACGTTTGCAGCGGACACATTATTGTTAAACAATATTCAAGCGACGCAAACGCAATTTGGTACTACCGTTTGGTATTGGGTTAGCTTTGAATTTTGGGTTAATCCAGACGGTTGGTTCGAAAGTTTCTTAGATGAAGGCACGCGGCAAGTTTTAGAAGCTTCGGCGTCAAAGTACGGGCGGACAACGTGGGCGCCGATAACGGCGGCGCGCGGTGGAACAATAACAGCGCCCGTTCAAATGGACGGAACCGGCCGGCCATTATCCGACGAACATCAAAACACAGTCATAGAGCAAGTCTATTTGAAGTATCGACTAAAAGCGCAGTATGATTTTAGCTTAATAGGTCTGAAGCAATAATGTCGTTAATGAATTTTACCGACGCGGACGCGCGCATCCTTCGTCAGGTTATAAACAGAGAACAAACAAATAACGCCGCGGCCACTAACCCGCGAATAGCGCGATACCCTTCAGACTTTATCCGGCTAATGAAAGCGCCGGATGACGGCGTGCCGGCCGCAACCTATGACGATACAACGCAAACGATAACGGCCGGAACGGCGGAAGCTTCGCCGCAACGGATTGACATATCAGGCCGGCGCCCTTCTAACGATATTGAACCGGCGGACGAAACCGAAGACGCGGATTCTTTTGACATACCGGTTTACAATTTTGTTCAAAAAGAAATAGCGGCGGGCGAAGTGTTTGCCGTTGGTCGCGACGCGTTCGGGCAATATGTTGTCTTGCACGAGCAGCCGAAGTTAGAGTTATGCCGCGCTACTCAGATAGGTGGAAGCCAAGGAACAGGAAGCACGCAAGCCAGTTGGACCTACGACATACACTCACTAGAAACTAACGAAGAAATTTTAAGCGACGTAGACGTGAACACCGCAAGCCATCCATACGAAAGGCCAGACGCCGGGCAGCTATCGCAGGCAACGTATGCGCTAGTTTATAGCGGCGACGGTTCGCATCAAGCGCCCGGTTCGCCGGCTATCGTTTGGCTAAACGAAGCGCTAATAACTTGCCCACCGGAGACACCCTAACAATGTCACAAGCGAACAGCGGCAAGTGGGATTTGTGCGAAGATGGAACGTGGGAGCTATGCGACAGCGCCGGAGAGTTTAGCGCGCGTTGCGATGAAGAGCCACCGGAGCTTTGCTATTTTCTTTACGATGACTTCGCCGACGGCGACCTAACGCAACCGGCCGGACCCCGGACGGTATTTTGGGCCGGTGAAGGTCCGAGTAGCGGTAGCGCCCCATTTCCTTACCCGTTCCCGGCTTCAATAACAAACGTTACCGGGCCGGGCGGAAACTATATGCAATTGCTACCGAATACAGATAGCACGTGGTCCAACACCGGCGAAGGCGTTATGGACTTCAGCGGCGAAGCCGCGCCGGATTACTGGCAAGTTCCGGGCATGGTTCAGCCGTTTCCGTGGGTTACGCTTTGCGTTGGCGACCTAGGGCGCTTTCAATGCGAAGTAGAGATAGCCGGCGAAATAATGTTTTGTATCTCGGTTGATAGAAACTACACTAGCGGAACGCAGATGTTTTTCTACGTAGCCGAAAACGGTTACCTATATGCGCTTCGCGGGAAGAAGTATGGTTGGTACAGCATGGCGGGCAGCGGTGTTAACCTTTATCCGTTAGTTGATAGGTTTAGGTTGCAATGGGACGTAACGTTATGGGAGTACCAATTCGATAAAAGTTACCCGTTGAATATGTTCGGAACTGCAAACATATTTGAACAAAGCCAAGGGAACTACAGACAGAACCAATGGGTTAGGATTATCTCGGTTCGCGTTCAGCCATTAAGCGCAGATCCAAACAATCCGGCAAGTTGGACGGAAGTGTACAAGCTTTTATCTTTGCAAGAGGGAGGAAGCTTAAGCGCGCCGGCGAACATAACCCGTTGCGGTTCTGAATTATTTGTGCCGCAAAACTCAGGGTTGGAATCTAAGTGGAAAGACCCGGATTACTGGTATGGCTTAGACACTACC